CGCTGAAGCACGTCTTGGATCATGCGGTTAGACAGGTTGCTGTCATCGTCTGTGGTGTAGACGGTGCAGCTGCCTTCGCCATCGGCAAAGCCGGTGATGTAACGGCGGAAGGGTGCATACTGCCCAAGCGCCTGGCCGATGGTGGTTACGTCGATCTCTTCACGGGTGATCTCAAACGACCACTCGCGTACGTCGCCCACTGCCGCATAGGCCGCGTAATCCACCTGGAAGGCGTTAGGCGTTACAGCCGTGCCATCGTCGGTAATCGCAACGCTGGAACCGCCAGCAGTAGCGGATACCTTCAGCACGCCAGTCGAGGCAGTGTAGGCGATCACGTAATAGGTGGTTGCTGCGCTGATGCCGCCAGGCAGGGTGCCGGTGCCGGTGGCTCCGGTTTCAGTGTTGACAACGCTGAACACCACGGGATCGCCGACCTTGAAGTTCAGGAAGGTAGCCACTGTGATTTCATCATCAGTGGCATCCACGGCGGCTTCGCCGAACGTGGCCTTGGTGCCAGCGGGTTTGTAGTAAAGGGCGCCGGACGTACCGGACAGAACAGTAGCCATGTTGTGAACGGTATGTGGCTGCCTCTAGTCTAAGTAGGCTTCAAAAGTAACCGTAACCTGAGTTTGATAGTAAGGCTCAGGTGATGCAGGCGTTACCTGCGCTGGCCCTGAAGCCGCATCGAAGATGATGCCGGATAGGTTCAAACGATCAAACTTATCCTTAATGCGCTCTGCGATCGTGAAGTTGGCGGCAGTGCCTTGCCCTTGCGGTGTGAAGACATTGATCACCAGCGTGCCCGTCTGGCGGTTGTATCCAGTGCCAGTCGGCAGCAATGTGGCGTAGTTGTTATCGCCAAAGCGGATAAACACCTGCACCCATGGTGTGTTGTTGGGTGGCGTAAACGTTACGTTCTGATAGCTGACAGGGTAGGCAGGCGATAACGCCATCTCCGTGCCAATGCGCCCTTCAATGGCGGCACGGACGTCGTTGTAGGTGCTGCTCATGATTCCCTCCCGATGCGGTCAGCGTTGACGCGCACAAAGCCTTGGATGTCTTTGGCGATGCCTTGCACCCAACCCGCCGGCGCCTGCTTGCTGCTGCCATTGGCAAGAGACTCTGCATACGGCAGGTTGTTGTGCACGCTGTAGACGTTGCCTAGCTTCTCCTGTTGGTAGTTCATCCTGCGCAATGGCACGATCAATCCGCTTGGCGGGGATGTTTTCGAGCGATCCGCATTGGAAGGATCTTGCTGTGGCCCGCCATCGTAAGAGCCTGCCGCATTCTCCCCTACCTGCCAGCTAACGCGAAACCTGCCTGTATCGACAGGGCTTGCCTGTTTGAGTCGGCTATCTGTTTCCAACACTGCAACCCGCAGCAATTTCTCCATCTGCTGGCTGGCGTAATCACCAATATCACCAACCTGGATCGTGCGCGCCATTATGCCCTCAGGATCAGCTCGTATGTGATGGCAGTGTTGTCCTGCTCAATCGTACGCACCTCGATCACTTGATGCGTCACGCTGCTAATCAGCACTTCATCGGCCGTAGTAGGCGCGTTTGCAATATCAGCAGCAGCAATCAACAGGCGCTTGTCGCCGGCTTGGATTAGGTCATTAACCTCGCGCAGGTTGACATCTTCCAGCACACCGCGCACTACGGCGTCGGTCGTGGTTTCAGTGACGGTGCCAGTGGTGGCGTTATACGAGCCAGTTGTTACACGGCGGATGGTGGCAACACCGCCAAACTTTGCCATCAGCTTGCTGGCAACCTTGCGTAGCGGTCCTGCAAGTGCCATCAGAGCTTGTAGGCGACGCAGTGGCCATTCTGCAGCTTAATACTCGTGAAGACTCCGTACAGCGTGGTTGCAGCGCTGAACGACTGGCCGGATATCGTGTTTCCGTCGTAGTTCTGCGCGATGATGGTATCGACTTGGGTGTTGCTTGTGAAATGAATGGCACCCCAGCGGCCCACGCGGGTGGTGGTATCACTGACAAAGGTTGCCCCTATCGAGTAATCAATACCGAAAAAGTTAGGGTCACTCATGGCTAGATCTTGTACGCAATAACTTTGCCGCTAGCCAGGGTCACGCTGGTAAACACACCTTCAATCTCGTCGCCTGCGCCAAGCGGTACGGAGGTAAATGCATTGCCAGTTGCATTTTGCACGGTAGCTGTGCTGATTACGGCATCAGCAACTGCATACAGCTTGTAAAACCTACCGGCATGGGCAGCGGTATCGCTAATGTACTCAAAACCTATGCTGTACTCGTCCATGGTTAGCTCCTGCGGATAGAGAAGTTGCCTGGTCCGCTAATTCTAAGCCCTGTGAGGTATCGCTCCATCAGCGGCGGCACCTTGTCAACACCAACAGCGCCATAGCCAAGATTCGGCGTAACGCTAATGCTGCCGATGCTAACGGACTTGTAGTCTTCCAGCCCGCTTAGCCCAATGCCGTCTGGGTTGTTGTTGAGATAAGTGGCCAGCACAACCTGTGCATACTGCACCTGCTGCGGAATCTCAGTGTCGGTGTAGTAGTCCGTCGTGATGCGAAACGGAAAGCCGACAGCGTACGTATTGATGTAGGTATCAGGCTTGCGCACGCCAGTACGCGGCCACTGCAGCGCCTGCGTGTCAGTAGCGCGGGCGCCTAGAAACCGCTCACGATCCAAGCGTTGGGTAGCGGTAAACAGCGCTCGATTCTTTTGGTCAGTAGTAGCTGATGCCCATGCCGTCACATCAGCATCCTGCACAAAGCCATCAATGATCTCCTGCGCTGCCGCCAGCGTCAGGTAGGAGTTTGCGCTTGCCGACCCTACGGTTGCGTTGATTGCTATTGCCATCGTTGGGTGGCTCCGTCATCTCAAGTTTAAGTGTGGGCTCTGCAATAGAAAGAGAGGCTGCCTCCGCAGAAGCAGCCTCCAGTTCACGCAGTCGCCGGAAGGCGAACATGCCGATGAGGTTGTCTCCCTTGCTGCCTGTGTTCTAGAGTAGCGCGGCTGGCGAGTTAGCGCTCCCAGCCATGCCCAACCTGCGTTACCAGGATGAGAACACCATTATGGCTTGCCGGCCAGCAATTTGGCAATTGGACTGTTATTGGCGAAAAGCCAATCAAAAAGACAATGCCAAATGGCGCAAAGCGCTGTTATTGGCTTTGTCGCTGCATTTGCGGAAGAGAGCGCGAGGTCAATGGAACCAGCCTAAAGCGAGGAATATCAAAATCATGCGGATGCGTTTCGGGTGTTCCTCGATACGAGTTTCACGGCATGACAAGAAAACTCCCTGAGTATCGAGTTTGGATGGGCATGAGAGAAAGATGTCAAAATCCAAATCATGTTGCTTTTCAACATTATGGCGGAGTGGGTGTAACGGTTTGCGATAGATGGAATAGCTTTACCGCATTCATGCAAGACATGGGTCCAAGGCCGAGCGGTATGACCATTGACCGTATTGATCCATTTGGTAATTATGAACCAAATAATTGCAGATGGTCGACTTGGCTAGAGCAAGCCAATAACAAGCGAAAACATAAGCAATAAAAAAAGGGAGGCTAGGCCTCCCCTTTTCTTTTGTTTGCGTTGAATCAGACGCGCTTCAGCAGCACGGTCAGGATCACGCCAGCCAGAGTGGTGGTGGTGCCGGTGACATCAAGAGACAGGCGATCGCCTGCATCAAGCGTCAGGTTGGCAGTGGTGCTGGTCAGAGCAGGGGTTTGCTCAGTAAGAGCAGTGCCCTTGAGGTTGATCTTGGTGGTGCCGAGCAGGTCGTCGCCAGCGGTGGCGGCTTCGGTGCCTTGGCAACGACGAATCGTAGCGGTGACATCGGAACCGTCGTTACCAGCAACGGCATGCACCTCACGGATGCTGACCACTTGGCACTTCACCGGAGCGGTGAAGAACTGGACATCAGCCACCGAGGAGGCGATGTAGTGGTCAGCAACGATGTACTGCTCGGTGGACAGTTCAAACTGGGAGGGTTGTGCCATGGTTAGTTACCTCAATCGAAGTTAGAGGTGTTGGTGGCGCGCACGATGCCGAGGTTCTTCAGCTCGTACACCTTCGACCAGTTAGCAACCGTCTCCAGCTGAGCACGAGTGGGGTTAGCGGTAGTCACCGCCCACTTAGCGCCAACGGGGTGGTAGCAGTAGTGCAGGTCGATCGACATGGCATCGCTCTTGGCGAGGATGTCACGATCGGTTTCGGTCTGCATCGCCATCTGTTCACCGCTGGCAACAGCGCCTTGGGTGAAGAAATAGGTGGCGTACTCAGTCGAAGAACCGCTGCCATCGGTCTGCACATCGTCAGACACGATCACGCGCAGGCCCATGTAGGTCGGCACGCTCACGGGACCGTAGGCACCAGCAATGCTGCCGCCAACGAAGTCAGTGACGCTAGAGGTCAGACGTGCGTCTGTCTCGGTCACGTAGTCGATGGCCTTGCGCTCAACCAGGTCGTAATAGACCTTGGAGTGCATAGCAACAGCGGCCAGCTTGTCGCCTTGGTCACCCAGCAGGCTGCGGGCTTCAGCAACGTGGCGGGGGCTCAGAGTGGTGGGAGTATCGCCAGACTCGCCATCAATGGTCAGACCAAAGAAGGCGGCAGAGCTGGAGGTAGATCCCAGGCTGCCGAACACACCACCAAGGCAGGACAGCAGATCCTTCTGGCGCTGGTTAGCGATGTAGTCAGCGATCTTGGCGCCGATGGCGGCCATGGGATCGGAACCGGCGGCAAGAGCAGCCAGATCACGAGACTCAAAAGCACGGCCACGGTGCAGGATCACGCCAACTTGCTTGTCGGCTTGGATCTTGCCAGGGGTGAGGCTGGTGCTATCGGTCAGCACCTCGAAATCGCCGGAAAGGTTGGCTTTCCAGAAGGGAACGTTGATGAAATCACCGCCCTCGGTGGCATTCAGCTCCGCCAGAGGCTGCACCACACCGGAAGCCAGGAAGGCATCGCGCTGAGTGGTTTGCTCAATGACGTAAGGCGTAAATACCTCGGGGATGATGATGTCAGAGCGAAGGGTCGCCATGACTAATCCTCAAAAAGGGTTTACGGATGTGGGCGCAGCCCCAGGCTCTATGT